TGCCTATTTCACGCTGGTGAATAGTTGCTTTATCCTGATTGTAGAACTACGTTTATCCGTATCGGTGCTTGAAGCACAGGGCAGAACGGTTCTCCGAGGAAGAACTAGAACGGATGTACTTTTCCGGAGAGGAATGCAAAGACTTTGAACAAAGGAGGTGGCCTGATGGGCACAATTCTGGCGATTGACCCCGGCAATACCAAATCTGGATATGTCATCGTTGAGCACGACGGCGAAGAAATTCGCCGCGTGCTGGAGGCCGGGAAGATCGAGAACCCGGCAGTGACTGATATGCTGGATCGGAAGCTTTATGCGAACTGCATAGATGTTGCAATCGAGATGATCGCGGGCATGGGCATGACGGTCGGACAAGAGGTGTTCGACACCTGCGTCTGGATCGGGCGATTCTGGCAAACGATATTGTGGCAGACTGGATATGGGCCGACGCGGATATTCCGCCGGGAAGAAAAGCTTTACTTATGTGGCAGAGCGTCGGCGAAGGATGCAAACATCCGGCAGGCCCTCATCGACCGCTACGCGCCCGGTCAGCCGAATTTCGGAAAGGGCACGAAAAATAACCCTGGCTTCTTCTACGGCTTCTCTGCGGACATGTGGGCGGCGATGGCTGTCGCCGTGACGTATTTCGACAAGTACATAAAGGGGGTAAAGCTGTAAGTGAAAAGATTCGTTGAAATGCTGCTTTTATTTACGGCTGCCGTGTTTGTTTCGCTTTTGATAAGAGAAGCGATTCTCAATTCGGATCTGCCGGATTATATCAAGTTTTGCACGCTGACGGACTGGGAGAAGGCAAAATGGATTTCCGGGTGGAGGCCATGAGCAAAGTGAAGCGAAAGCCGCCAAGACCGCCGATGCAGCTGACGTGCGATGCCTGCGGGAAGACGTTTATGCGCGCACCATCGAAGTACAAGGCAAAATACAATTTTTGCAGCGAGGCGTGCGCCTGGGCGGCACATGGGGAAGCTGTGATGGGCCTGGCGGAGCGCGTGCAGATCCTGATTACACGATCAATCCCGGTATACCCGGAAATGCAGCCCGTTCGAGGGCGGATCTATCCCGCCGAGAAATACAAATACAGGACAAACCGGACGGGCTACGTCGTTGCGGTAAACGGTAAGCGCGTATGTGTGAGGGTGAACGAATGCATGGAAATCTAGGGCTTACACCGGTGCAGGCCCCGTGTAAGGGCTGCGCGGACAGGCATACCGGCTGCCACACGGACTGCACCCGATACATAGCATTCCGCCGGGAGGCGGACAGATACAAGCAGGAGCAATCGAAGGATGCAGCGAGATATGCAACGACACGGGGCTGCATGCGGACGCTGCACGATGCGAACCGCGCAAAGCGTGAAGGGAGGCAACATTACTGATGAGCGGGATCACAGAGCAGGAATATGCGGCGTGGCTGGAAAAGGCGTTGCAAGCGCTCTATAAATCCAAGCCGCTTGCAATCGCGATTGTGGCAAAAACGGAAGCGGGCAATACGCTTACGGGCTACTACAATGCGAACGCACAGGACAAGGCCGTGTTTGCCCACCATATCCAGAGCGAGATCGTGCTGGACATTATCAAGGCAAATGCCGCAGAAATCAAGGCCATGATGGAGGGCGTAGACGATGGAACAGATTAAAGGCGCAAAGTACGACGACGGGAAGCCTCGCCCGTCGCTCGTGCCGGTAGAGGCAATCGAGGCAATCATGAAAACCCGTGAACACGGGATGCGCAAATACGGAGCCGCCGAGGACTGGCGGAGCATTGACGCGGAGAGGTGGCACGAAGCCCTTTTACGGCACGTTCTGGCGATGTGGGAGAATCCTGTTGCCATCGATCCTGAATCCGGCATACCGGCTCTGTGGCACGTTATAACTAACGCTGCATTCCTGTGCGCGGCGCTGAAAGAAGAGCTGAAAAGTGAGATGGAGTTTGCGGAGGTAATGCGGGAGGAAGAAAATGAGTAATCCGCGCTACGGCTGGTGGGGATACGTCAAGTGGATGATTCGTGGCTACAAAAATGGAGCGCTGTTAACGAAGGCGGAGAGCGAAGCAGTGCGCGATGCAGTTACGGAGACAGGCCAGCTTGTCGACGGAGCTGAGCGCTTAAAGCTTGTAGACATGGTTCTCTGGAAGCGCACACACACCATTCAGGGGGCGGCAATGGCTATTTTCGTCTCCGACCGCACCGCGCAGGAGTGGCACAGGCAATTTATTCGCCTTGTGGGGCAAAAAAGGGGTCTTTTGTAAAAAAGTCTGCGTCCCAGAGCCAAATTTAACATTTATCATAAGGGCGTAGAGATCAACTCTACGCCCCTTTTCATCGGCACCGCAGCGTTATGCGGAAACCTCCTCCTCCTGTTCTCGTGTTCTCCGGTGTGAATAAATATATTTATTCACACACGGAGACACGAGAACGAAAGAATGAGGCAGAAAGGAGCGGCTATGGCGAGTTTGCGCGCCCTTGCACACAAGCTGCAAACAGCGCTCTTGTACAACGGAATCAAAATAAAAATCAATCAAATGCAGACCTATTCCGCGAAAAATGACAGGATGGTGACGAAATACATGGTTTACGAATATCGACCTGATGAAAAGCCGAAGAATGTCACTCTGCTGGAAACGTACCAGATTGCGGATGTGGTGAAACTGCTGGCCGGACTTTACAGTGATGGCGGATGAAAAGCTTACGCTGAAGCAGAGACGATTCTGCGAAGAATATTTGAAATCCGGCAATGCCACAGAAGCGGCGAAAAAAGCGGGATATAGCCTGAAAACGGCCCCGTTCATCGGCGCTGAAAACCTAAAAAAACCTCAAATTTCTGCCTATATTGAGCGCAGGATGGGCGAACAAGAAGCGGCGCTGGTCGCTGACGCAAACGAGGTGCTGCAGTTTTATTCTGCTGTTATGCGCGGAGAGGTAAAGGACCAATTTGGAATGGACGCTTCGCTTTCCGACCGCCTGAAGGCTGCAGACAGTCTGGCGAAACGTCTTGCTGCGGCAGAACTTAAGCCAAACGCGGAAGATGCGGTGCGGGTGATTATCGATGTCTGATGTTCGGTTGTCAGAAAAAATCGGCCCTGCCTTTTATAGTGTGGCGCGTGACGTATTCCGGCACGGCCATACACACTACGACGAGAGCGGCGGGCGCGGCTCCCTGAAATCCTCGTTCGTGTCCATCATTGTCCCAACCCTGCTGATGCAGGAGGAAAACAAAAACTGCCATGCGTTGGTGCTTCGCAAGGTTGCAAATACGATACGCGATAGTGTTTATGCGCAGTATGTCTGGGCAATTGGAGAACTCGGCGCGGCGGAATATTGGGAAGCCAAAGTCTCCCCGATGGAGCTGATTTATAAGCCAACCGGGCAGAAGATCATGTTCCGGGGCGCAGACGACCCGATGAAGATTAAATCCATCAAGGTCCCGTTTGGATATATTGCCGTGACGCACTTTGAAGAAAAAGACCAGTTCGCGGGGCGTGCGGAAATACGAACGATCTTACAGTCTACAATGCGCGGCGGCTCTAAGTTCTGGAACTTTGAAAGCTATAACCCGCCGATCAGCCGCGACAACTGGGCAAACAAGGACAGCTCGGAAGAACGAGCTGACCGGATGTGCCACAAGTCAACATATCTGCAAGCGCCACCTGAATGGTTGGGGCAGCAGTTCCTTGATGAAGCCGAACACCTGAAGGCCACAGACGAGCGGGCATATCAGCATGAGTATCTCGGTATTCCGGTCGGCACAGGCGGAAATGTGTTTGAGAATTTGGAACTGCGAGAGATTACCGACGAGGAAATCAGCCGCTTTGATAGGATTTATCAGGGCGTGGACTACGGCTGGTTCCCTGACCCGTTTGCATTTATCCGCGTGCATTACGACAAGACGCGGGAAACGATCTACCTGATAGACGAAATATATCAAAACAAGCTTTCCAACGAGCAGAGCGCGGGCATGATTAAGGCAAAAGGCTACACCGACGCTTATATCATCTGCGACAGCGCAGAGCCTAAAAGCGTTGCGGACTTCCGCTCGATGGGGCTACCCGCCAAAGCTGCCGTAAAAGGCCCTGACAGCGTGGCGTACGGCATGAAGTGGCTACAGCGCCGGAAGATTGTCGTTGACCGCAGGCGCACGCCGCACGCTTACGACGAGTTTGTGAACTACGAGTACGACCGTGACAAAGACGGAAACTTTATCAGCGGCTACCCAGACGAAAAGAACCATTTGATAGACGCACTGCGCTATGCAGTTGAGCCAATTAGCCGCAGAATGGGAGTTATCGCATGAGTAATGCAGTAATCCAAAAACTGAATGAATTAGGCTATTCCACTATCCCCGAAGAGTTTTACGGTAAGGTGACGGAGTGGAAAAGCTGGTATCAGGGCAACGTAAAAGGATTCCACAGCTACCGCGTGCGCAACGGCGAGAGCATGGTTAGTTGCAAGCGGTACTCTCTCGGCATGGGGAAGAAGCTGTGCGAGGATTGGGCCAATCTGCTGATGAACGAAAAAGTTCAGATTACTCTTGAGGGGCAGAAGGAGCAGGAGTTCATCGACCGCGTACTTACCGAGAACAATTTCACGGTCAAGGCAAATGAGATGCAGGAAATGAAGTCCGCGCTCGGCACGGTGGCATATATCCCCCGCGTCATCGGGCAGGAGATCAACGAGGGTGGCGAGATCGTCCCCGGCAACGCATCCGGTATCATCCTGGACTATGTGACCATCGAAAACATTTACCCGCTGGCATGGCAGAACGGATTTATCAGTGAGTGCGCGTTTTCCTCCGTGGTAACACGCAACGGCCGTGATTATCTATATCTCCAAATCCACCACAAAGACGGACGCGGCGACTACGTCATCGACAATCGCATTTACCGTTATGATAACAAAATGTTGTCTGACGAACAGTTACCCAACGTAAAAGGATTTGAGAACATTCCGCCTGTTGTGCATACTGGCAGCGACAAGAGGCAGTTTGTTATTGACCGGCTCAACATTGCCAACAATTTCAACTATCTCCTGCCGACCGGCATTGCTGTGTACGCAAACGCCATTGACGTGCTGCAAGGCGTGGACATTGCATACGACAGCTATGTAAATGAGTTCCGGCTGGGCAAAAAGCGTATCATGGTCAAGCCCTCTGCGGCAAAGTATTTGGACGGTGAGCCGGTGTTCGACCCGTCCGATGTGGCGTTCTATGTGCTGCCGGAGGATGTCAACGACGGCGCTGTTATTACACCCATCGACATGACCTTGAGGACAGCGGAGCATAACACGGGCATCCAAGACCAACTCAATATCCTGTCCAGCAAGTGCGGATTTGGTGAGACCTATTATCGCTTTGACGGCGGCAGCGTTGCAACGGCTACGCAGGTCATCAGCGAGAACAGCACCATGTTTCGCACGATCAAAAAGCATGAGATCATCCTCGAAGATGCACTGGTGGAGCTGTGCCGCATTCTTCTCCGCCTGGGTAACACCGCGATGGGTGCCGGGCTGAATGAAGACGTGGAAATCAGCATTGATTTCGACGATAGTATCATTGAGGACAAGCAAACCGACTTTTCCCGCGATATGCAGCTTCTCAGTGCGGGCATTTTGAACGATTGGGAGTTCCGCATGAAGTGGATGAATGAGGACGAGGCGACCGCAAAGGCGGCGCTGCCGAAGGCGCAGGACATGACAGATGCAAACGCCCCGGCTGAGGTCGAATGAGAAAGGTCAAGTATCCGTTCAGTCCGGAGCTGCTCGACGCCCTCCCGGAAGAACTCGCGGATCTGTTCCGTGCGCTGGAAGATACGCTGCTGGATGAAGTCTGTTCCCGGCTTAAATTTGCCAATCAGCTCAACGAAGTAACGGTTCAGGATATCCGGGCGCTGCGGTCGCACGGCATTGATCTCAAGAAGATCAAAAGGGCCATCCAGAAGACAGCGGACGTCAGCGAAGAAAAACTGAACAAGCTGCTCGACGATGTTGTGGAGCGCAACCGGCGATATTACAACGACCTTATTACGCTGGCCGATGTGACGAAGCCTGACCGGCTGGTAGACGCCTCCGATATCGACGCGATCCGCAGGCAGACGATCGGAGAATTCCGAAATCTGACGCAATCTTTGGGGTTTTTAGTGGACAATGGCCAGAGAATGCTTCCGCCTGCGCAAGCATATCAGTGGGCCCTAAATTCGTCAACGCTGCAAATTCAGAGCGGGGCAATCAGCTACAATCAGGCGATTGCAAACGCCGTTAAGCAGCTGGCCGAGAGCGGAATCAAAGTTGTGGACTATGAGAGCGGGCACACGGATCAGATCGACGTGGCCGCGCGCAGGGCCGTGATGACAGGGGTAAACGCCATAAACCAGCAATACGCAATACAGTCGATGGAATACCTGGAGACAGATATTGTGGAAGTGTCAGCGCACTATGGGGCGCGAAATGTGCCTGGGCCGAACGGATGGGAAGCCCATTCGGAATGGCAAGGGCGCGTATTCCACTGGGACAAACAAGTTTGATACAAACGGATAGCCCGACGGGGCGAAAAGCGGCCTGCCTTACCGCCTTCCGTTTGTTCAAAATAAGGCGATTACGAAAGGCAGTAATTATGGGAAAAATTGAAGATTTAGCAGGGAAGCGCTTTGGAGCGTTGACTGTTATCAAGCAAGGCAATACAAAAACTTCAGAATCAGGAAGGAAACAAATATGCTGGGTGTGCGCATGTGACTGCGGCAATGAAGTAACTGTGCAAGCAAATAACCTAAAAAGCGGGCACACAATTAGCTGCGGATGCGCAAAGGATAGAATCGGCGAAAAACTATTTCACGACTTGAGCGGGCAACGGTTTGGAAGATTGACCGTCGTAGAGCAAGCAGAGCGGTCAAAGGCCGGAGAGATTAGATGGCGCTGCAGATGCGATTGTGGACGTGAAATTGTTACACAGGCGAACAATCTCACAAGCGGTTCGTCCAAGAGCTGCGGATGCTGGAAGCATGAAAAGCTGGCACTAGATCACACAACGCACGGCGGGAGAAAAACAAGACTTTACAGCATATGGGTTGGAATGCGGAGAAGATGTTACGAAGAAACATCGGTTAGCTACAAAAACTATGGGGGCCGCGGTATTTCTATCTGCGATGAATGGAGAAACGATTTTTCAGCATTTAGGGCATGGGCACTAAAGAACGGATATGATGACAGTCTCAGCATAGACCGAATAAATAACGATTGGAATTACGAACCAAGAAATTGCCGATGGGCCACGCCAAAGGAACAGGCGGCGAATAGGAGGAAAAGGAGAAAGAAGGTGCTTTGATGAATGACGCCAATTATCCGGATTTTGTATCAAGCTGCGGCTATGGTAGTGTAACCGGTATCGGCGGGGCCTAGCCAACTGTCGACACACATTCCACCCATTCATAGACGGCGTTATGGAGCGCACATACACAGACGCCGATCTGGAAGACATGAAACCGGAGAATCACAAGTTTACATTCGACGGGAAGGAATATGATCAGTACAGCGCCAGCCAGATGCAAAGACGGCTCGAACGGTCGATTCGCAAGCAGAAGCGTTTGAAAAACGCCTATAAAGCCTCCGGGCTTAAGGACGAAGAGACTGCCGCCGCAGCCAAACTGCGCCGCCTGAACACGAAATACCATGATTTCAGCAAGGCGGCGGGGCTGCCGGAACAGCGAGAAAGGACAAAGGTATATGGACTGGGATGAAGTGAAAAAAGCCGCCGATGCCATTCTTAAACGCGGGAATGACGTTGAGATACGCCGAAAAGGCGATGGATACATCGTTTTAGAGGTCAAAAAGACAATAAAATACAACTCTCCCGCGTAATTGGGCGCGAGAAAGGGCAATTGGAGCCAGCTGACTACGATTTGTAGTCGGTTGGCTCTTTTTATTTATCAACACTGTCCGACAGGACGTTAAACAAGGAGATTTTTATGACAGAAGAAACCAACGTGCAGGGCACGGAAAACACTGCGCAAGAGCAGGAGAAAACGTTTACTCAGGCTGATGTTGACAAGATGATTCAGTCAAGGCTTGACAGAGAACGGAAGAAATACCCCAGCGAGGAAGAGATCACCGCATACCGGACATGGAAAGACAGCCAGCAGACCGAGCAGGAGCGGCAGGCCGAGCGCGACAAGGAGTTTGCGGACAACAAGTCCGCTCTGACCGCAGCGCAGGCCGAAGTGCAGCAGCTCAAGCGCGAGAAGTATGTGCTTTCCAAGGGGCTGACCGGCGAGGAAGCGGAGTTTATCTCCTTCAAGGCCGAGAAGATGGTGGATGACAAGACCACTTTTGAGCAGGCCGTGGATAAGCTCACTGAGAACCGGCAGAAGGTCAAATTTGATTGGACTGCCCAAGCTGGCGGCAGTAGTGAGAAAAGCAACACCAATGCTGCGATGAATTCTTTGATTCGCGGCGCACTTAAATAAAAGGAGAATTGACACATGGCAAATATCATTGACAGAAGTGCACTTTCCGGTCTGATTCCGGAACCCGTAACCCGTGAGATCATGCAGGGCGCTATCGCGGAATCCGCTGTCCTGCGTATGGGCCGCAGACTGGCGAATATGTCCAGCAAGACCCAGACCATCAACGTGCTGGATGCTCTGCCTTCCGCGTACTTCGTAAACGGCGAGGCTACCGACAGCGGCGCTGGCTCCGCATTCAAGCAGACCACGAAAATGGCGTGGGACAAGAAGAAACTTTATGCTGAGGAAATCGCGGTCATCGTCCCCATCCCCGAAGCTGCTCTGGATGATGCAGACTACGACATCTGGGGCGAAGTCAAGCCCCGCCTGACCGAGGCTTTCGGCAAGGTCATTGACGCCGCTATCCTGTTTGGCACCAACAAGCCTACCACTTGGCGCGAGGGTGTTGTTCCTGCCGCAATCGCTGCGGGTAACGGCGTTCCAGTTGGCACGGACACCTTCGACGACATCATGGGCGAAGGCGGTTTGATCTCGAAGGTCGAGCTAGACGGCTTCAACCCAAACGGCGTTATGTCCGCGATCCAGATGCGCGGTAAGCTGCGCGGCCTCAAGGACACCACCGGCCAGCCCATCTTCAAGTCCGATATGCAGGGCGCTACCCGCTACGGTCTGGACGGCATGGACATGTACTTCCCGATGAACGGCGCGTTTGATCCGAATCAGGCGCAGATGATCGTCGGCGATTGGAGCCAGCTGGTGTACGCCATTCGGCAGGACATGACCTTCAAGATCTTCACCGAGGGCGTGATTCAGGATCCGACCACGAAGGCCATTACCTATAACCTGATGCAGAACGATATGGTTGCACTCCGCGCTGTCATGCGCCTGGGCTGGGAAATCGCGAACCCGGTCAACGCCTACAACGTGGACAAGGCCAATCCGTTCCCGTTCTCCGTCTACGGCAAGGCTGGAACGGTCTCCACTGTGACTGTCTCCCCGGCAACCGCGACCGTGGCGAAGGGTGCAAGCAAAGCATTTTCCGCCTCCGTTGCGGGTGAAGGCATTGTAAGTGGCGACGTCGAGTGGAGCCAGAGCGGCGCAAAGTCGTCTATCACGGAAGGCGGCGTGCTGAAGGTCGCGTCCAATGAGACGTCCACGAGCATTACCGTCACTGCAAAGTCGAAGCAGGATAGCACTAAGACCGGCACGGCTACAGTCACGGTCGGTTCGTAAAAAATGAAAGGAGCTGGTACGAATGATTTATGCCGACTATGAATTTTACTCCGGCTGCTACTACGGCAGCATCAATGAGGAGGATTTCCAGCGTCTGGCCGTCCGCGCTAGCTCCTTCCTCGACTACTACACGCAAAACCGAGTAAAGGATTTTGCGGATCTCGAAGCTGTCAAAATGTGCTGCTGCGCTCTGGTCGATCAGTATATGCTGATCGACACTGCACAGGAGCTTGCCAGAAAGAATGTGTCCGCCGGGCTTGCATCTGACGAAGGAGAATTGCAGAGCGAGACTGTAGGCGGCTATTCCCGGACGCTTCGCAGCGGCGGCGATTCTTCCGTGGCTGCATTGAAGGCGGCTTCGGAGGCGAAGAATGCCCTTGCAAGCGTAGCGCGTGAATATCTAGCCCATACCGGGCTTCTCTACAGAGGCAGGTGTTTTGCATGTACGCCCCCCACACTGTAACCATCTACAACGTCACGCAGGAGCAAGATCAGGGTTTCAATGACACGCAGAAGCGCTACATCACAGTGATTCGCGGTGTAATGCTCCAAGCGTCGAAAGCTGCCAACGTCCGCGCGAGCGGTCTTGAAGGCGCAGATGCGGTGAATCTGTACATTCCGTTCTCTGCGGTTGCTGTAGACGGCGTGACGGGCGCGGAGAAGCGCTACGTCGGGCCGCAGGAGTTCTGGCGTGCTGACGACAAAAGCGGATTGTGGACGCTCTCCACGGACGGCAACGGCGGCACGACCTTCTTTGTAAAGGGTGAAGTAGTCGAGCCGGACAAGACGGAAGAACAGATCGAGATGCTTTACGATGATGTGTACAAAGTGACAAAGGTGGACATGAAGGACTTCGGCAGTCCTTCTATGCAGCACTGGCAGGTCGGAGGCTCGTAATGCTGCAATTCAGCGTAAAGGCAGACGGATTTGACGCGCTGCAGGAAAAGCTCGAGCAGGCCTGCACCAAAGCAGAGCATATTGTTGCAACGCAGGTGCGGAAGGACACAAGCCCATATGTGCCGTTCCTGACTGGCTCCCTCGACCGCAGAACACAGGTCGAGGGAAACGCGATTATCTACCCCGGCCCATACGCGCGGTTCCTGTACTACGGAAAAGTCATGGTAGACCCGGAGACCGGCAGCACTTACGCGCCGAAAGGCGGAACGAAGGTTCTGACGGACAAAAACCTTGTGTTTACGACATCCGGACACGCGCAGGCGCAATCACACTGGTTCGAGGCTTCAAAGGCTGAGAATATTGACAAATGGATTCGAGTTGCAGATAAGGCGGTGAAAAATGGCTTCTGAAAAGCAGAAAAAGCTAGTATCCGTGGAGGAAGAGCAGGACATTGCCCGCAAAATGATGATCTGGGCAAACGCCTTTTCCGATGACGATATGCCAGCCGCAACGATCAACTATGAATTTCTTGCTGCGGATTCCGCAAGCATGGCGCTGTCCACTATTCAGGGCGCGTACATCACGCAGAAATACATCCTCGGCGGGCATGAGGCGGAATATCAATTTAAGATCATCGCTCGCATTATCCCCGGCAACAGCAACGACAAGCGCCTGAAATGCGACGCCATGCTTAACCGCTTCGGGGATTGGGCCATGCAGAACCTGCCGTCTCTGGGAGACGGTATGCGTGTCCGGCGCATGGAAGCGGTCAGCCGCGCGGCCCTGTTCGCCCGGTACGAGGACGGCACGGAGGACCATCAAATTCTAATGAAACTAACATATGAGGTGATTTAACTATGGCAGACATGACCTTTAATACCACTGCTGGCCAGACTATTGACCGCGAATTGCTGATCGCATACCTGAATACCGGCGAGGCGTCTACGCCCGTCTGGTCTCCGTTCGGCAAGCGCGTCACGGATTCCAGCATGGAGTACGACTGGCAGGAGGATTCCAGTAAGGATATCCTCGGCACTACAAGAACCACCATGAAGAAGCCCATCATCACGCAGAGCTTTGACCCGTGCGAGCTGGACGCAGGCGACGCGGCGCTTGTCAAGCTGTGGAACCTGGCTGTCAAAGACCAGGACGCAGCAGCACTGGCGAATCAGGACGTGCTCATCGTTCATTTTTACGCAGGCACGGCCAAGACGGCAGTCTTTGCGGAGCGTTACGACGGCACAATGGTAAAGCCCGCAAGCCTCGGCGGTGAGGGTGGCGGCTTTGTCGGCATGCCGTTCGATGTGACGCTTGGCGGTACGCGCACGACCGGAACGGCTGCGGTCGGCAGCAACGGGGCTATTACCTTCACGCCAGACGCAGCGTAAGGAGGAAACGCAATGCCTGAAATCAAATTTGAAACCGGTATCGTATCGTTCAAGCTGAACGACGCGGCGGAAGTCTCCTTCAACCCGACGGACAGCGCGTTTGTTGAACAGATCTTCAACACATTTGACGAGCTGGACAAGAAACAGGAGGCGTACAAGACCGAAATCGACCACTGCACGGACAAGAAGGAAATTTTCGCCATTGCCCGCCGCCGCGACGCGGAAATGCGGGACATGATCGACAGCCTGTTCGCGAAGCCCGTCTGCACGGCGCTGTTCGGCACAATGAACGTCTACGCGCTGGCAGACGGCCTGCCAGTATGGTGCAACCTCATGCTGGCCGTGATCGATCAGATCGACACGAGCTTCGCGGCAGAGCAGAAGAAGACCAACCCGAGGATTGCGAAATACACAGCAAAATGGAAAAAGTGATCTGGGCGCTGCCGACCACGGTCAACGTGAACGGCACAACGTATCCGATCCAATCTGATTACCGCGCAATCCTCGATATCCTCGTAGCCCTGACAGACAGGGAACTGGACGAGAAGGATAAGGCGGAAGCGGCGCTGACCATCTTCTATCCCGGCTTCGACGAAATGCCCGTCAGCGACTATCAGGAAGCCCTGAACCAGTGCTTCCGCTTCATCGACCACGGGCAGGAGAATCGAGAGAAGAGAAAGCAGCCCGAGATCATGTCATGGGCGCAGGACTTTGATCTCTATATTGCGCCTATCAACCGAATCGCGGGCTGCGAGGTCAGGGCGCTGGGATACCTGCATTGGTATTCGTTTCTAGCGTACTATCAAGAAATCGGAGATTGCCTGTATGCACAGGTGGTTTCCATCCGCGATAAAAAGGCCAGAGGGAAGAACCTCGACAAACAGGAGAGGGATTTCTACCGGCGCAACCGGGATATTGTCGATCTGAAGACGACATACTCGGAGGCCGAAGCCGACCTGCTTGCCTTATGGGGAGTCGGGACAAAAAACAGCCGCCCCGGTTAAGGGGCGGCAGCAGGAAAAACTTATTTTTTATACTCGAAAACGATTTCGCTACCCCAGAAGCTTGGAGAGAATCGAATCTCGATCTCACTCCAATCCTGCGGCGCTTCATATCCGACGACACCTTTCATTTTCTTCCCGGCGGCGATCGTGCCGTCAAGCTGCGGCTCGTCGGAACTCATCATGGCGGTGAGGCTAAGACTGGTGGTATAGCCGTCGATGTAGCTTTCAAAAGAGAGCATGGTGCTGGACGCAATATCGCGGGCTGAATTGTTTTCAATCTCGAATTCGCACAGAACAAAAACCTTTCCCTCATCCGGGGAAACGTAATTCTGACCGGAATTCTCGGTAACACTGAGCAGCGTGACCGTCACGTCGTCCAGAACGACCTGATCCCCAACGTCAAATGTTTCGAGGCTGGAATCAGTCTGCTGTTGTGGTTGCTGCGAAGAAGAACTTGATTCCCCAACCTTTTCGGGCTTGGAAGACGACCCGCAGGAAGCAAAGGCCGCACCGATAAAGACAGCGAGGCAAAGAAACACAATCAAGGCAGTCAGGCAACCGCTGGGACGTTTCGCCTGCTTCTTGGTTTTTAGCCTGCCAACAACGTCAACGCGGTTCGAGGCGTTGATTTTGATGGTAAAAAAAGCATTCTGCTGCCCTTCGGCAATAACAAAGGATATGGTTTTATCCAGACGGCGATACCGGTAAAAAGAAAGTTCGTGCTGGCCCGGAGCGGCCACGGCTCGAAGTTCTTCACCATTTTTCAGCGTGCCGACATCACAGCCATCCAATGCAACGCCGACGGTCAGGCCAGAACCGTAAAAAGAATTGTCCCGGCTAATTTGGATAATGCAATCACTCATATTTCTTCCCTCCTTACTTGGAAGATAACACAAATAATGACAAAAATCAACCGAAAAGGTGGCGAAAATATGGCAGATGGGAAAATTGTGGTCACCGTCGACGCGGACGCGAAAAAGGCACAGAAAGAGCTGGATACGCTGTCTGCGAAAATCGACAAGATGGAAGCAAAGCTGAATGAGGATACCGGAACGCAGAGCGGGCTTAAAAAGGAGCTGGACGCTGCGCTTCAGTCCGCAAAGCAGACGGAAGACGCGCTGAAATCGCTCCGCTCGGAGGCTGACCGCCTAAAGGGCATCACGTCCGGAAACGCTTCGGCTAATCCAGCTGAGTACATAGACGCTTATTCTCGACAGGCGGAGGTTGCTGCGCAGATCAAAGAGCAGGAACAGCTGCTGGTGCAGCAAAACAAAACGGCGGAAAAGCTCGGGAGTCAATATGCAAAGATCACCGACAAGGTGATAAACCAGACCGCTGCGCTTGACGCTGCAAAGACTAAAGCCGGAGAGCTGGTGCAGCAGATCACAAATGCAAGCGGGGCCTCGGCTAAAATGGCGGAGGTATCGGCGAGCGTCGAAAAGAGCATGAACAAATTCGGAAGAAGATTAAGCGGGGTACTAAGGAGCGCGCTGATCTTTACCGTCCTGTCCCGTGGCCTTTCGCAGCTGCGTAGCTGGCTCGGGGAGACGATCATGCAGAATGAGGCGGCCCGTGCATCTATCGCGCAGCTAAAAGCAGCTCTTCTGACGCTTGCGCAGCCGATCCTCGAAGTCGTGATCCCGGTTTTTGTGAAGCTGGTCAACATTCTGGCACAAGTCGTGACGGCAATCGCAAAGTTTTTCGGTATGCTGTCCGGGAAAAGCTGGAGCTCGCAGGTATCTGCCGCGAAGGGACTGAACGCCGAGAAAAAGGCGTTGGAGGGCGTAGGCTCTGCCGCAGAGGACGCGAGCAAAAGCATGGCAAGCTTTGACGAGATCAATCAGATCACCAGCAATCAGGCCTCCGGAGGCGGCGGGACGAGCGGAGCAGGCGCTTCGAGCGGGATCACGCCGGATTTCTCCAATCTGGATCTTGCCGAAGACAAACTGAACGACATTCTTGGCATTGTCGGGGCAATCGCTGCAGGGCTCCTTGCGTGGAAGATCGCCAGTATGTTTACCGACGACCTCGGCAAGATCGGCGGCATCGCGCTCGCTGCGGCTGGCGCGTTCGCGCTCGTCTATTTCTGGCTGGACGCATGGAACAACGGAATCGACATGACAAACTTTCTCGGTATGCTCGGCGGTCTTGCGGCGCTTGCGGGTGGACTCGCCCTTGCGTTTGGGCCGACCGCTGCGGCAATCGCTCTCGTGGTAGGTGGCCTTGCAATGTTAGTCGTCGGGATCAAAGATGTGATCGAAAACGGCTTTACGCTGGAAAACACACTGACCATCATCGCCGGACTGCTTGCCGCCGGTATCGGGATCAGCATCCTGACGGGCAGCTGGATTCCGCTCCTGATTGCCGGGTTTGTTGCCGCTTTTGTGGCACTTGTTTCCTTTACCGGGCACGGGGAAGAGCTGATTCAAGGGCTGAAAAAAATCATAGACGGATTCGGGAAGTTCTTCAAGGGCGTGTTTACGGGAGACCTGAAACTTGCAGCGGAAGGTGCAAAGCAGATCTGGGAAGGGCTTAAGCAGACGTGGAACGCGATTGTAAACTCCATCAAGGACGCATGGAGCGCATTTATTACATGGCTGCAGGGCAAGAACCCGGCGCTTGCTGCGATTTTTGAAACGATCGGAAAGCTGTTCTCCGACCAGTACAACGCATGGAAAAAGATCCTCAGCGGCCTTATTACCTTCCTGACCGGCGTATTCACCGGAGACTGGAAGAAAGCATGGAACGGTGTCCTGGATATTCTGAAAGGCGTTTGGAATCTCATTGTCGGTACGGTCGAAGGCGCGATTAACTTCGTTATAGATGGTATCAACTTTCTTATTTCCAAGCTTAACACGATTCAGATCAACGTTCCGGACTGGGTTCCGAAGATTGGCGGCATGACGTACGGCATAAATATTCCACCTGTTACGCGAGTATCTCTCCCCCGCCTCGCGTCCGGCGCGGTCATCCCGCCGAACCGGGAGTTTATGGCTGTGCTGGGAGACCAGAAAAGCGGAACGAATATCGAAACCCCGCTTGCCACAATGGTGCAGGCGTTCAAGCAGGCCATGAACGAAACGGGCGGCATGGGCGGCAGGCAGATCACGGTTGTTATGCAGCTCGACCACAGAGAACTTGGCCGCGCGGTGTATAACCTTAACAACGAGGAAACACAGCGCGTCGGCGTGAAGCTTGCGGGGGTGAAGGCATGACAAGCATTTTGAGCCTTGACGGCAAGGAGTATCCGAATCTGCATGTTGTGAGCCTAAAGCGTTCGTTTTCCGTCCTCGACGGCGATAACGCGGGCCGCGTGATGACCGGCGCGATGACGCGCGACATTATCGGTACATTTTACAGTTACAGTTTGGAGATCGATCCTGTTTCGTCTGACCTTGCGGAATATGATGCGTTTTACGAGAACATTTCCGCGCCAGTCGATAGCCACGTTCTGACTGTCCCGTATGCGCAATCTGTTTTGACGTTTGATGCCTATGTGGCAAACGGAGAAGATGAGCTTGTATCAAGATACGGCGATAGGAGCGAATGGCAGAACTTATCGATTAACTTTGTTGCAATGAAACCGAAGAGGGTTCCTGTATGAGCGTTCGAGTGATTTATGAGGACGTTGCGGTAGGCGCTGCTGACGCGGCACACATGAGCAGCACCGCCGCGCAGCCGTTCTCCGACCTGTCCCTGCTGACATACGGCACGGAGCCGGCGACCGTCGCGACGAACGAGCTGAACCAATGGAAACTGGACGGCTCCCGCCCGATCCTCACGACCGAGCGGGCGGCCTTCTGGTCTGCCGAGCCGAGCAAAGCAGACTGCACCTTCGACGCAAACCCGACGCTGACCATCACGCTGGACGGCACGTTCGCAAGCTCCGGCATCTTCCTATACTTCGACGGCGGTATCGGCGATTATTGCAGCGCCCTGACCATGACGTGGTACAACGGCGAGACAACCGTCGCGACGCAGGACTTCACGCCGGACGGCCAGAAGTATTTCTGCGCAAAGCCTGTCTCCGGATACAACAAACTCGTGATCGAGCTGAAAAAGACGAGCCTGCCGTACCGGTACGCGAAACTCAGACAGATCTTCTTCGGCATCGTCCGGGAATTCGAGCGGGAGGATCTGCGCAGCGTCAACGTCACGGAGGGGATCAGCGTGATATCTGACGATGTGGAGATCAACACGCTGGATTTCACGCTTGACAATTCGGACGATATCGATTTCATCTTCCAAGAGAAGCAGCCCGTCAGCGCATACGACGGCGCAAAGCTGATCGGCGTCTTTTACATCAAGAGCTCGTCCAGGTCGAGCGCCCGGCTCTATGATGTCTCCTGCCAGGATGCACTCGGCATTCTGGACGATGAGCCTTTTGCGGCGGCAATCTATAGCGAGAAAAACGCAAAAGAGCTGATAAGCTCGATCCTTGGCACGCATTTCACGCTGGATTTTGACGCGGCGCTGGAGAACGAGACAGTAACGGGCTATATCCCGGACTGTACCAAGCGCGAGGCGCTTCAGCAGATCGTCTTTGCCCTGCGCGCGACCATCGACACAAGCGCGTCGCGCGGCGTGCGCGTCCGGAGGCTCACAGCGGCCTCTCCTGCCACGATCCCACTTGGCCGGACATATACGGGTGGAAGCGTGGAAACGGCGGCAGTGGTCACGGAGATCCGCGTGACGGCACACAGCTATTCGACGTCCGGAAGCGGAGAGAGCGTGGAGGTCGGCGGTACGACCTACTATCACACGACGTCGGTCACGTCTAAGTCCAATCCGAACGCCACCACGCAGACCAAGCCGAACGTCATCGAGGTGCGCGACGCTACGCTGGTCAACAGCGACAACGTTGCCGCCGTCGCGCAGCACGTCTTTGACTACTATATGCGCCGTCAGACGCACAGTGTCAAAATTGTCATGGACAAGGAAGCCCCGGGCGATTACGTGCAGACCGCAACGCCGTGGGGCACGAAGATCACTGGAACGATCAAAAGCATGAACATCCGGCTTAGCGGCATTGCTGCAGCCGAATGTGAGATCGTAGGAACATAGAAACGGAGGTGCAGACATGGTACAAGGCGATGCTTATGCTATCGACATTGGAATCACGAACAACGGGCAGCCGCTGAATATCGCGGATATTTCCGCTGTGGAAGTATCGCTGCTGTATTTGCAGAAGAATTATCCCGGCGAAGTGATATATTCGGACGGCAAATTCCATTTTCCGCTGACGCAGCAGGAGACATTCAAGCTGCCGAAGCTGTGCAAGATGCAAGTCCGTGTAAAATTCAAGAGCGGGGACGTGATCGGCTCCATGATCCAGCAGATTGACGTAGAACACGCGCTGTCAAAGGTGGTGCTGTAATGATCCAGTTTGATTTGCAGGAGAAAAAGCCCGTAGAAATCAGCTTTTCCGTCGCTGTCCGAGCGGGCAGCGGCTCCGGCGGCGGCTACAACATCGGCCACGGCCTCAAGCTGGACGCGGAAACAAACACCCTGTCCGTCGATACGGCGGACGCAGTCGAAAAGGACAACACCAAGCCCGTAACGTCCGCCGCCGTGTATGCGGAGGTCGGCAACATCAACGCCCTGCTGGCGACGATTTAAGGAGAGGATTTTATGAGCACACAGACTGAAATTACAAGATTGCAGACCGCGCGGAACAAGCTGCGCACATGGCTCGTCGGCCTCGGCCTCGCCGCGAGCACGGACAAACTCGACGCGCTGACCGACAAGGCCGCCGCCATCAAAAATCAGGGCGCGGTTGACGCCAATGTCAAGGAGGGCGAGTCCTACACCATCCCCGCGGGCTATCACAACGGCTCCGGCACGGTCAAGGGCGTCTCCGGCGGCGGCAATTACAACCTGCAGGCCAAATCCGTCACGCCGACGAAGGAGCAGCAGTCCATCACACCAGATCAGGGCTATTACGGCCTGTCCGGCGTGACCGTCGGCGCGATTCCGGAAAACTATCAGGACGTCTCCGCCACGACCGCCGCGCCCGGCGACGTGCTGGCGAATAAAGTCTTCATCGATGCCGACGGCGTAACGCAGGCAGGCACCATGCCGGACAACGGCGCGGTCGAAAAGGTGCTGGACGCCACGACCGGCAATCAGGAATACACCGTCCCGGCGGGCAAGCACTCCGGCGCGGGCAAGGTATCCGTCGTGCTGGAAACCAAGTCCGCCACGCCTGCCGAGGCCGCGCAGGACATCACGCCCACGAAGGGCAAAGTCCTCGGCAAGGTCACGGTCGGCGCGATCCCGGAAAAATACAAGGACGTTTCCGGCGTGACTGCCGGAGCGGCAGACGTGCTGGACGGAAAGTTTATCGTGCTAGCCGACGGCAGCAAGGTCGAGGGCACCATGGCCAACAACGGCGCGATCTCGAAGACCATCGACGGCCTCACGCAGACCAGCGTAGCCATCCCCGCAGGCTATACCTCCGGCGGAACCGTCAGCATGACAGACGACATCGAAAACGCCCTCGCCGCGATTTAAAGGAGGAACAGATATGAGCGTACAGACAGAGATTGATCGCATTATCACGGCAGTCGGCGCGGCGTATGACGCAGTAAAGGCCAAAGGCGGCACAGCCCCTGCGGCACAGACCATCGAAGGGCTTGCAGGCGCGATCAGCGGCATAAAATCCGCACCAGCTACACCGTATATGGTAGCTGAATACGAGCAAGAACCAATGACAGCCTATGAAAGCGCAAGCTATATAAAAAAAGCAAAGCTCTACAACCACACAAGAATTGTAAGGCTTGAGTTTGCGCAACAAACCCACCTGCAAGAGCTGGATATGTCAGATCCATCAAACAACATTACAACGATTGAATCGAACGCTTTTTCAAACTCTATGTGTGAGAATGTTATGATACCGGAAACGGTTACATTGATAGGAAATGGCGCGTTTAGTGATGCTACGATCGGAACAATGATTTTGCCGGGGAGCGTAACCAGAATTTCAGACATGGCATTTACAGATGTGCACGGCGTTAATGGTGCAGCACCGGTAATAAAACTAAACGAAGGGCTTGTTGCTATCGGAAGCTCTGCGTTTGGCTCTGGGTTTGGCTATTCGGAAATTTCCGGAGAAATGGAGATTCCGTCAACAGTGGCAGAAATAGGAGACTACTGTTTTAGCGGTGCTAGCATAACAACTGTTATCTGCAAGCCGACAACGCCACCTTCGCTTGGAACTGGAGCATTCACCTCGGACACAGCGGGATTTACCATCAAAGTCCCGGCTGCATCGGTCGCGGCGTATAAAGCTGCCGACGGATGGAAGGATTATGCGAGTTACATCGTTGCGATGTGAACGCCGAAAACCGGAAAAGGGAGAACACCATGGACACCAAGACCATCATCGTTACCCTCGTCACCGACCGGACGCAGGCGGACGTGGAGCACGTCAAGGCGCTGGCCGCGAAGGGCTTTGCTGCCATGACCGCAGCCGAGCAGGCGGAATGGCTGGCTGGGATGAAGGGCGCGTACAACGCAAGCGACATGAATCGCGTGGGAACCGCCCTGAATTATCTGGCGGCGCGTCTTGCACCGATCTGCGGCATGAGTATCGCATGGTCTGCAAAAACAGATTGGACCGTAACGGACATTATAACGGCCTCACAGGCCGAGGCATACCGCAAGCAGGTGCAGTCCATCCGGGACGCGCTGGCATACCCCGAAGGAACGCCGGACGCGCCCGGCCTCGACCGGCTGACCTACACCGGCGCAAACGACATCGAGCGCATTCTTGCGCTCTGCGAGGAACTGATTGACAACATCACAAAGGCGTTCCGCTACACCGGCGCGGCGGAATGCGCGACAGGAGGCTTGATATGAAAGATCGCCAACCTACTAAAGTTCTTACAAACGGTGCTATTCGATATGGCATCTACAATTCCGACGGTAGTCTTGATCACTACGAGTACATGAAACGTATGGACGAGCCAACAGTTGAGGGTACGCCTCTCAATAAGGCAAATCTTCTGTCCGATGCCACTGCCGCCAAGCTCTGGCCGAACGCAACCACGAGGCCGGAAGACCCGACAGTCAACGACGCGTTCGGAAAGCTTTCGGAGGGCACGGCCAGAGTCGGCGATATCGCTATCACGTCCCGCACAGACCTGTCCGACGCATGGCTCCCGTGCGACGGTAGGTACATTTCCGGCGCACAGTACCCGGAACTGTTCAATATATTGAGATCCAGCAAGACCGATGCTGCGTGGGATGTTTCCACGTTGATGAACGCAAATCTCTACAATCCAAGCATTTCATATGCAAATGGGTATTGGTTTATCACGAGCGCGAATAGCAATAGCCCTGATTATCTGGACGGTAAAATCTACTATTCTTCAGACCTTGTTTCTTGGAATGATATTTCTATACCTAAAAATCCATTGAAGGGAAAAAAATATACAGGCCTCACCATAATTAGCAGCAGTATAGAAAGGCAGACTACGGTTCAATACTTAAACGGGGAATATGTGCTTGTCTTTTATATGAGTTTTGTCACAGATCCCGGCGGAGCAAATAATTCTCGTTTGTACGTTTGTGCGCACACTGATACGCTTAATCCTGTTAGCTGGAAATTCACTGTACTATCTACTACGGAAGACTTTTTACCAGAGAGTTATCCCCCTCCTGTGTGGCTGTTCTATGACGGATCAAAGTATATTGCATCGATCGAGTATCAGGACGCTAAGGACTACGAATGTCTATACCGCGCTGATCTCGTCGAAGAACCAGAAGAAATTACTTTAAACGGATGGGCATTTTCAAAATACAGTGACAACAGCTTACCGAAAAAGTATAATGCGGAAACGGGGTATTTTTATAGAATATATGATTACTACGAAAATTCTACACATAGGCAACAGCTTCAGCGAACGCAGTATCCGCTCGACCAAAGCTCGTGGACGACTGTTTTCAGCCATACGTCTTTCGATGTTTTGGAATATGCCGTAGACGGAAACACCATTTCAATCATAACGGCCTCATCGGATAGCAAATACGCTTATTTCAAATCCGAAAATAATGGTGCAACGTTTACGCAGGTTATTGCAAACTCTACGATATCTGGTTTAACAGCGTCAAGGTACGAATTTCCCGCCGGTATGATTCTTGTGGACGGCGTATCCGTGTGTGTCGCTGCATCATCTAGCGCGTACACCACCCAAAAATTAGTACTTGCGGATGATGACGCTTCTGGCTTCGTGTGTATAACAATGCCGCACGCGCTCAACCGGTTCATCAACACATATCAGCCCGCGGCAGCGTGCGGGAGCTTGGCGGCGGTCGTAACTTCCGCCGCAGGAAATGGGTACATAATGTATCATGATTTCGCGTATGGAGATAAGAAAATCCCAACAGTTACACCGGGGCTTCGCAGTCATGCCTACATCAAGGCATTGGAGGAATAGCCATGCGGGAGAGAATCGGCACAAACGATCTCGCAAACGGGTCCGTCCGGTACGGGGTGTATGACGCGGTGGGAAGCCTTCTGCGGTATGAATGGCTTCGCCCGGAGGACGAGCCGCTGGAGGCAGGGACGCCGCTCACGGCCGGGAACCTGCTGACGGCACAGAGCGCTGCAAAGATCTGGCGAGCGGGCGACGCACCGGCGAACCCGATGGTAAATGAGGCGCTTGCGAAGCTGGCAGAGCCAAACTATCACGTCGGCGACATCCTCACGACTGTCCGCGTACTCTCTGCCCCATGGCACGCATGCGACGGCTCGACCTTCTCGCGGACGGCCTACCCGGCGCTTTATGCAGTCCTCGGCGGCACGACGCTGCCAAGCATCAGCTATTCCAGTGATACCACCACCTACATCAAAATGGCGGACGACTAGCCAAAAAAAACAAAGAAAGGTACATAAAACATGGATGCTGGAACCATCACGATCATTTGCGCCGTGCTCGGCTCGTCCGCGCTGACGGCGGTCGTCAACGCCGTCGTCAGCGCGATACAGAAAAAGCGCGGCAAGGCCACGACGCAGGAGGCGCACCTTGCAGAGATCGACAAAAAGCTCGGGAAAATGCAGGAGCATCAGGACGAGCAATATCTCGCAATTCTCCGGCTGACCATCATGTCAGAGGAAATGCCAATGGCCGAGCGCCTGATCGCCGGGCAAAAATACGTCAAGCTGGGCGGCAACGGCGATGTAAAAAAGTTTTTGCACCAGCTGGAGGCGCAATGCGGACATAGCAATGGAGTTTAGCAAGAAGTGGCTGATCTGCAGCGCGCTCGTCAGCCTCGCACTCATTATCGCCTGCGCGGCAGGCGCAGACCTGACGGAGATCACGCTTGCGGTGCTGGCCGAAACAACGGCCTCCAGCGGCTTTTACCTCTGGAAAGCCAAAAATGAGAACCGCGCGAAGTACGCGCAGAAGTACATGGATAAATGGGCCGAGAAATACGGCCCGGAAGCGGCAGCACGCATCGCAGAGATCGTGCTGAAAGATTGAAAGGAGCATACATATGGACTACACACAGATCATCTCGGCAGTGATCGCGCTCATCAGCGCGCTCGTCTCGGCATTTTTGATCCCGTGGCTCAAAACCAAGATCGACGCGGACAAGCTGCAAACGCTCCGCACTTACGTTGAGATCGGCGTAAAGGCGGCGGAACAGCTGTACACCGCGACGGACGGCGCGGCGAAAAAGGCGTATGTCGTGAACTTCCTCGCCGAGAAGGGCATTCAATTTGATGTAGAAACGATCGACAAGCTGATCGAGGCCGCCGTGCTGCAGCTGCACCACGAGTTGTACGGGAGTGAGCGGGCATGAGTATCAAAATTGGGCAGGCCAGTCTTGGAGAAACCGGAGGCCGCAACCAGCAGCCCGGCAACCAGAACGGGCGGGAGCTGAATATCTCCAACTGGTACAATGGCCGCTGGCTCGGCGTACTGCGCTACAAGAGCCGCAAAAAGGCCGAGCGGGCCGCGCAGACGTGCGAGGCGGCGATTAAAAACCGGAACATCGGGTACGACATGAGCGACCGAAACACGGCGTATGAGGCCGCCAGAGCCGTCGGGTGGGACGTGAGCAAGATCACAAAGCCCGTGGAGACGGACTGCTCCGCGCTCATGATGCTCTGCGCCGTGGCTGCAGGCTGCGCGTCGGTCGAAGCTCTCTACCGTCGGCAGGGCAACAGCTGCACCACCTACTGCATGCTGCACGATTGGCCAGCGACGGGAGACTTCGAGCTGCTGATCGGCAGCAAATATCTGGCGACGGACGCCAATCTCCTGCGCGGCGACGTGCTGGTAAGCGAGGGCCATACCGTGATGGCCCTCGAAGATGGAGAAAATGCAGAGGAGGAGACCGAAATGGTAGAAAAGAGCAAGATCATCGTGGACGGCAAGGAAGTCGCCGTTGAACGCATCCTGAAAGACGGCACGAACTACGTCAAGGTGCGCGATCTGGCCGCTGCGCTGGATCTCGAAGTGAGCAACAAGGGCAACATTGCCGTGCTGAAGCACAAGGAAAAGTAAGGAGGCGGGGCGTATGTCGCCGCAGGCGCGGGCCAAGCTGCCGCCAGAGCTGGGCCGCCTGACCCGCAAGGATATGGAGGCCGTGATCTATCAGGCCAATCTTGGACGCGAGAATTCGCAGATCGCGCAGCTTTACTTCGTAGACAAGCTCCCGCAAGTGGACGTTGCGACAGAATTGTATCTTGGCCGCGCCACCGTGCAGCGCCGCCTGCCGGAGATCATGGCGCGGATGAAGGCCGTGTCCGGCAGTCTTCCAAACTGAGCGGAAATGATGCACAAGTGATACGCAGCTGAGGCACATCAAAACGCAAAAAAGCCCATACTGGACACATCAAAGGAGTGTTCGGTATGGGCTTTTCTTATTTCAATCCAAATCCCGCCGGGCAGAAGGTCGGGGACTGCACCGTCCGGGCTATCGCAAAGGCGACCGGGAAGAGCTGGGACGAGGTGTATATCGGCCTGTGCCTGCAGGGGCTCATTATGGGCGATCTGCCGAGCGCGAACAGTGTATGGGGGGCGTATCTCCGGCAGCAGGGCTTTACCCGGAACGTAATCCCGAACACGTGCCCGGACTGCTATACCGTCGCGGATTTCTGCGCAGATCATCCGCGCAGCGTGTATGTGCTGGCGTTATCAAGCCACGTTGTGTGCGTGGAGGATGGGACGTATTTTGACACGTGGGATTCTGGGAGTGAAATTCCACTGTTTTATTGGGCAAAGGAGGAAGCATGATGTTTGGACAACAGCCGTATGTGTATCAGCAGCCGATTTACAATCAGTCGCCCATGCCGCAGATGCAGGAGCCGCAGATGCAGATGCGTCCGCAGTATCAGCCCGCGCCGCAGATGCCGACTTATCAGCCGCAGCCACAGCAGCCGCAAAACCAGTCGATCATCTGGATCCCGAACGAGCAGGCGGCAAACGACTTTATTGTCGCGCCCAACAACGCAGTAACGCTTTGGGATATGAACGCGCCGGTCGTGTATGTGAAAAAGGCCGATGCAAGCGGAAAGCCGAGCATGACAACGTATGATCTTGTGGAGCGCGCACAGACCGTTATAACGCCCACAGCGGCCCGAAGGGACATGAGCGAGGAATATGTGACCCGCAAGGAGTTCGACGAGCTTGTAGCCAAGCTGACGGCTCCCAGCGTAAGACCGACGCGCAAGACAAAGGAGGCAGACAATGAACCCACTGTTTAATGCTCTGGGCGGCGGGCAAATGCCCGGCCAGATCGGCCAGTTTCAGCAGCTGGTGCAGCAGTTCCGGCAATTCCAGAGCGCATTTAAGGGGAATCCGAAAGCAGAGGTTGAAAAGCTTGTGCAGTCGGGCCAGATATCGCAGCAGCAGTTAAATCAGCTGCAACAGGTGGCAAGCCAGTTTCAGCAGCTTCTTGGATAACTTAGATTTCAATTCGTGCGCACGATTGAGATAAATTTCAAAATCTACGAAAGGAGAAAACTATGAGTTTGAATGGCGATGGTATTCCTATGAACATGCCTGTTGTTCCGGCTGGCACGAACAACGGTAATGGATGGGGAGGCTTTGGCGGCGATAACGGCTGGTGGATTATTCTGTTCTTCATTGTTCTGATGGGGTGGAATCGGAACGGTTGGGGCGGCAATAATGGCAGCGGCGCTGCGGACAACTATGTTCTTGCAAGTGACTTTGCTACGCTTCAGAGGCAGATTGACAGCGCGGCGTCCACACTCGAGCGTAAGGGCGAAATTACCCAGCAGGGGCTTTGCGACGGATTTTACGCAATGAACACTACGTTGCTGAACGGTTTCGCCGGTGTCAATCAGAACATGAACACTGGCTTCCAGTCCGCCGAGCTTTCCCGTTGCAATCAGCAGGCGGCGCTCATGCAGCAGCTTAACGCGATGCAGATGCAGGCGGCGAACTGCTGCTGCGAAAACCGCGCTTCAATCGCCCAGGTGCGCTACGACATGGCGACGCAGGCATGCGACACCCGCAACACCGTGCAGAACACCACGCGCGACATCATCGACGCGATGAACTGCGGCTTCCGCAGCATCGACCAGCGTCTGACGGCGCAGGAGCTTGCGGCGAAGGACGCGAAGATCGCCGAGCAGAACCAGCAGCTTTTCGGCTACCAGCTGGCGGCATCGCAGGCGGCACAAAACAATTACCTTGTTTCCACGCTTCGCCCGAGTCCCAGCCCGGCCTATGTTGTAGCGAATCCGTACTGCTGCAACAGCGGCTACAACTACGGCTGCGGCAACTGCGCGTAACAACTCCACATCGTAGAGCTTTTTCGTGGCCTCACGAAAATGGTCGGCCCCATTGCCGATGCTCGAAAGCAACGCGGCGGGGCAATCGTCCCGCCGCTATATTTTTATGAAAGGAATGATTTTATGGCAACATATAAGGAACTCAAGAAGAAATTCATCGATCACCTGATGGGCGTGGATCTGTACAAGATGAACATCACGGATCTCTATACATACGCCTGTATCCTGAAAACGGTGGACGAAATGGAGCAGCCGAGCTGCGCAGAGGCGATGAAGACGGCGATGGAGCCGATTTTGAACTACTGCAAAGCAGGCAATTCGGGAAGCGGGGTGTTTGGGATTGGCTGAGTTTACAAATTCCAACGTCGTCGGCGTCGCCGCCGGGCAGAACGTCCCTCTGATCTCCACGGCAGCTTGCGGAAAGCCGTGCATCGTACATCGCGAAGGAAGCGGGCTCGTTACGCTGCGCGGGCTTACGCAGCAATGCAAGGCGAAGTTCCGCGTATCCTTTGGCGCGAATATCGCCGTACCTACAGGCGGAACAGTAGGTGCCATTACCGCTGCGCTCGCAATCAACGGCGAACCTCTGAGCAGCGCCACAGCGACCGTAACCCCTGCGGCTGTTGAGAACTATTTCAACATCTTCGTTTCCACATTCGTGGAAGTCCCGCGTGGCTGCTGCCTGACTGTAGCGGCGAAGAACACCAGCGCGCAGGCAGTAAGTTTCGCAAATAGCAATATGATCGTCGAGCGCGTATCGTGAAAGGAGGATGCAATATGTACGATTTGAGAAACCTGCGTGAAATGCTCTGCAAAGAGCTGGACGAAATCGCCGACAAGCGCGAAATGTCTGCGGGCGATCTGGACGCGATCCAGAAGCTGACAAGCTCCATCAAGAATACCTACAAGATCGAGACGGCTGAAGACGGCGGCTATTCCCGCGACGGCGAGTGGGAAGCGGATATGCGCGGCACATATGGACGCGGAAGTTCATACCGTGGGCGCCGCCGCGACGCAATGGGCCGCTACAGCCGCACAGACGCCCGCGAGCATATGCGCGCGCAGCTGGACGATATGATGCGCGATGCGGACGACGATAAGACCCGCGAAGCGATCCGCCGCTGCATGGAACAGATCGAGCGGGCGTAAGGGGGATATGATATGCTGGATAAAGCCGAGATCCGCAAGGAGATAGCGCGGCTGGAATATGAGGAATCCAGCTATCCCAATTATGCCAAACTGGCAGATCTTTATGTGATACGCGACAAGATGCAGGAAGAGGAACGGGGCGACGGCGGTAGGTATTTGGGTTACTACTCCGGCGCTCCCGCCCCTGTGACCGCAGAACCGGCTACCGTTGGCGAGTACGGGGACAGTGAGTTTTTGCTTGCGGTAACTGGGAAAGACCCGGCAAAGGCTTGGGCGGTCGTTGATGAACTTATGGACACATTATCGCTTGTGAACCGAAAAGTCTATGATTCTATGCTTCGGAAAATAAAGTCCATGTAGCAAAAAATAGGGGAGTCCCCTCGCATTGCGCTGAATCTGTAGCATACAATGTAGCATACGAGAAATAATTTTATGTTACAGAGCGTGTCATAACGTGATTTTTTTGCTTTTTGAAAATACGCAGAAAATAGGGTGAAAGACATAAAAAAGTACCGACTTTAGATTTAAAACATCTAAAATCGGTACTTTGGCGCGGAAGGAGAGATTTGAACTCTCGCGCGCTTTTTAGACGCCTACTCCCTTAGCAGGGGAG